AAATTCCAATTTTGTCTTGTGCCTGGGAAATGTTGTTGCCTGTACTTTTTTCCCATTTGACCCACTCAGGCGGTGCAGCTGTGTACGTTGCTGATTCGCCGTTGTTGTATTCGATTGTGATTGCTAGTTTCATTCTTTCTCCCGATTGTTAGATGTTAGAACGTTTCGCTGACTTCAGTTGCCACGACAAATGAAAGTGTAACGGTTTGTGCGTCAGGGGCGGTGCCACCGACACTTGGATACACTGGCAAAACGCTGAAAGTAAATACGGCGCCTGTTGCGGCAGTTAATGAACAAGCCAAAGTTGTGTTTGGCGCTGTCTCCATTGCAGTCCACAAGGCTTCACACAATGACGACGCGGCGCCCCAGTCGGCTAACATTTCGACTTCAAATGCCCACTGATTGTCAATGGTCTTGTAAGCCTTGCCGTCAAGTGTTTGGTAAGTCTCTGTTGTTGGTGTATTGGTCAATGTCGCACTGGTCGCCTGTGCGTCGTAGTTAACGGTCGCGATCGTTAGGACTAAATCGCGACCCGTGATGATCGTTGTTGGCACGTTATTCTCCTTAGGTTGTTTGGGTGTAGTACGTTGAAACGTTGACGTCGGCGACAAGCATTGGTGATTGTCCGACTTCCAACACGGTAGGTTTGTCAACCGTGTCAACAACGTATCCTGACGGCAGTGCAGTCAGAATTCCGATTATGAGTTTTTCCAGGTTATCAAGTGAACCTGCGTTGCTATTTGAAGCAACAATTGCGGTGATTGCAAAATTAAGTTTGACCTTTGTGGCTGCCTTACCGATCAAGACCACTTCCATGTACGGCGTTGACGGGACAATGACGATCGCTGGGGGAATGGGCGATTCGGGAACGCTTGGATACACGTTGGCGGCTAGTGACGCAAACGCCGTCGATAACGCTGAACGAGTTTCAGCGATTGAATTGGCTGGCACTATTGCACAACCGTTTCGACGTCAAGATACGGGGTCAACAATGACGACACCCTGTTTGTGAGTGAGCGACCCATTCTGTACGGTGAAGTTTGAAAATCAACACCTTCAATTTGACCACCTGCCGCGACGCGACTTTGAAATACCTCGACGCTTACCGCCAAAATTGCTGATTCGATTGCTGGGTTGTTTGCATAGATTGCCGCAGCTGAATAGCCTGACAATGTTGCAACGCCTTCGGGAATTATGTCGCGCTCTGTCACGTCGGCTGACGTAATGGCTGCGGTGAAATGAAAATTGGCTGTATCAACAACGGTGACGGTTGCAGAAAATGGCGCTGGCAAACCTGTGACCACAATTGATTGACCTGTCACAAAATGGTGCATGCGCTGGGTGTAATACGTTGCAACGTTGTTTTTCAAACCGTACGCGCTAACCGCTTGAGTGGGTAAAGTGGGAAAAAAGCACGGGAAACAACATTTCCCAGGCACAAGATAAAATTGGAATTTCGGCTTTGGTATTTCTTGCCTATCACGCCATGAAGCGTGAAGCGGCGGGCAAGCCAGTCAAGCCGATCGAAGTCTGGACGGAAACGATTTCAGACGTTGTGGTGGGTGAAAACGAAAACCCAAAAGTTACGCAGTCGGAAGCCTTGCAAGATTAGTTTGGGAGGTAGCCCTGGCAACGGGGCTGCCACCAAATTGTTTTGAAACCGCTGAGGACATCATGACGGCAATGGACATTTTAGAAAGGCGCAACCGTGGCAACTGAAGCAATCGCCTATGACAAAGCCGATTTGCGTGGAATCATCAAAGCGTTCAAAGCCCTAGACGACGAAGCCGCTGGACAAGCGAAAAAAACATCAAGTGAATTGGCAGATTTTGTCAAGAATAAAGTTTCGGCAGCTGCTGGACAACGCAGCAAAGGTCAAATTTCTGCAACCCGAATCGCCGAAGGTGCAGTGGTTTCCAAGTCGTCAAAGATCGGTGAAATTTCCTACGGTTTCGCACGTCAGAAATTTAGCGGCGGGGCAACGACTCAACAACTTTGGGGCGGTAACGAATTCGGTTCAAACAAGTTCAAGCAATTTCCCGTTTGGTCAGGCAAAGAGGGTCGCGGTTCACGCGGTTGGTTTATTTATCCAACATTGCGCAGTATCCAACCCGACATTGTAAAACGCTGGGAAGAATCATTTTCAAAGATAATAAAGAAATGGGACGATTAACATGGCAGCGCCGAGTCGCACGTTAAAACTTTCCATTCTTGGAGACGTGAGCAATCTTGTTTCAAGCCTGAAAACAGGTGAAAAGGCAACTGACGATTACACGAAAACGCTTGGCGACTTTGGCAAAAAAGCCGTTGCAGCATTTGCAGTCGTCGGCGCAGCTGCCACCGCATTTGCCGTTCAATCGGTTAAAAACGCATTGGCTGACGAATCAGCCCAACGCAAACTTGCCGAAACATTGCGGGCGTCAACGGCTGCAACCGAACAACAAATTACCGCGGTTGGCGACTGGATAGACACAACTTCAATTGCCGTGGGCGTAACAGATGACGTTTTGCGACCAGCATTTTCTCGTTTGGTTAGATCAACAAACGACGTATCACAGGCACAAGATTTGCTTAACCTGGCATTGGACATTTCAGTGGCAACAGGCAAACCGCTTGAAGCCGTTTCAAATGCATTGGGAAAAGCCTATGACGGCAACGCGACGTCACTTGCACGCTTAGGGTTAGGCTTAGACGCAAACCTGATCAAAAGCAAAGATACCGACGCAATCTTTCAAACGCTTACGACAACATTTGGCAATTTTGCCGAAAATGAAGCCTTAACAACTGAAGCACAATTTAGACGTGTTGGCATTGCGGTTGATGAAGCAAAAGAATCTATTGGCGCAGCGTTATTGCCAATCGTGGAAAGATTAGCCAAATTTTTAATTTCAACAGCCGTGCCAAACTTGCAAACATTTATTGCAGCATTGACGGGTAAAGGTAGCCTTGCCGAAGCCACCGCCGACGGCACACTGGGCGCATTTGAATTTGGCAAAATGGTTGAAAAGGTTATCAAAACCGTCTACAACTTCCGCGGCGTACTGATCGCAACAGGCGCGGTCATTGCAGGTGTGTTTGTTGTTTCCAAAGTAGCCGCTGCGGTTACTGCAACAATTGTTTTAATTCAGGCATTGATCAAGGCATACAACGCGCTCAAATCATCAGCCATTGTCGCTGGCATTGCGTTGGCGTTTGCCATGAATCCATTGTTGGGTGTTGGTGTTGTCGCGGCAGGTGCAGCCGTGTTGGCAGGTGCAAACGCATTGGCAAACAGATACGACACCGACGGCGGAAATTTGGGCGTACCGTCAAACATTGTCACAGATTATGGGACATACACACCCCCAGCATTTAGCGTCGATCAATACCCAGGTGGCTCAAACATGGGCACCATGCCACGACCAGGGGCTTCAGCTGCAAATGAAATCATTGGTGCGGGAAGCGCCGAACAACTTGAAAAACGACTTGCAGCAATTCTTGTTGAAATCAATGAACTTGTTTTTAGAATGTCAACAGGTGGCATTTCCAACACAACAGCCCAAGCCGAATTGGACGCATTGAAGGCTGAAATGGCAGTGTTAACAGCACAAAGTCAAGCCCTACAAAATCGCCCAGCAATCAACATCACGGTCAACGGTGCAATCGACCCTGAAGGCACGGCACGCACAATCGTTGACACTTTGAACAACTCAACCTATCGCGGCGGCGCTGGCGGTCTTAACAACCTAGTCATGCCATGACCCAGTGGAATCCAATTTGGCTTGTTGAAATTGACGGTGTTTCGTACACAAACGCAATTCTTGCAAACTTAAAAATAACAAGCGGGCGACGCAACATCTATGAACAAGCGGGTGCAGGTTATGTCAACATTGAATTGTTAGACGTCGATCAATCACCCATTCCCGTCAACATCAATTCCACGCTAAGCGTTTCAATCAAAGACACGTCAGGCGTGTTTGTTCCGATTTTCGGTGGCAACGTCGTGGACATTGGGTTGGAAATTCGTGACCTGGGCAATGTCATGTTCACACAGACTTATTCGATCACAGCGCTGGGCGCATTGGCACGTTTGCCAAAAGCATTGACCAACGGTGTTTTGTCAAAAGATTTTGACGGTGAGCAAATTTATACAATTTTGCAACAAGTTTTGTTTTCACAATGGCAACAGGTGCCAGGGGCATTGACGTGGGCAACCTATGACCCGACGACAACGTGGGCAACGGCTGGCAATACAGGTTTGGGCGACATTGATCGACCAGGCAACTATGAATTAGCAGCTAGAACGTCAGCCCGCACAAATGTCTATGCGTTGGTTTCAGCCCTGGCAACGTCGGGACTTGGGTACATTTACGAATCAAGCACGGGACAAATTGGGTATGCAGATAGCACCCACCGCACAAATTATCTGACGGCAAATGGGTACGTTGAACTAGACGCAAACTATGCACGCGGGAAAAACTTACAAATTCAAACCCGCGTTGGCGACGTGCGCAACAGCGTGACAATCAAATACGACGCAACAAGTGGCAGCGAGGAATCAGCCCAAGACCTTGAATCGATAGCCTTGTACGGTGAATTGGCTCAAATCATTTCAACGACCCTACACAACGCCGTGGACGCTGAGGATCAAGCCGCATTTTATTTGACGTTGCGTGCCAACCCTGAGCCGATTTTTAGCCAAATTACATTTGACCTGACCAACCCTGAAATTCCAAATGCAGAGCGCGACCGTCTCATTGGCGTTTTTATGGGTGAAGCCATTGCCGTCAACAATCTACCGTTGAACATGAGCGCGGGACGCTTTCAAGGTTTTGTTGAAGGCTGGACGTTTCAGGCTTCCTACAATCAACTTTCACTGACGTTGTTACTTTCGCCGCTGGCTTACTCATTGCAAGCAATGCGTTGGAATGACGTTTCAATAAGTGAAAATTGGACAACCGTGTCGCCGACAATGACATGGGAATCTGCCACAATAGTGGCTTAGAAAAGGAGAAAAAATGGCAAACCCAACAACAAATTTCGGCTGGCAAATGCCAACGCCGACCGATCTTGTCACAGACTTACCAGCCGATTTTGCAGTCTTTGGACAAGCCGTTGACACTTCATTGGCTGAGTTAAAAGGTGGCACGACTGGTCAAATTTTGTCAAAGACATCAAACACGGACATGGATTTCACATGGATAACAAACGACGTCGGTGACATAACTGCGGTCACGGCGGGCACTGGAATTTCAGGTGGTGGAACTTCAGGCGCGGTAACGGTAACGAATTCAATGGCAACAGCAATTGACGCAAAAGGCGATTTAATTGCAGGAACTGCGGCAGATGCATTTAGTCGTTTAGCCGTTGGCACAAATGGGCAAGTTTTGACAGCAGCGTCAGGTCAGGCGACTGGACTTTCATGGACAACGCCCGCAACAGGTGCATTTACTTTGATTTCTACCACAGCATTGACAGGGACAAGCGTGACTGTAAGTGCAATTCCGCAAACTTATCGGAACCTTCATTTGGTTTTTAACGGTTATTATCCTTCGACTAACACACTTTATTTAGCCGTAATGTTTGCAAACGGTGGGACAAATTTACAAGGAAACAGTTATTATTATGGAACATTGGCAACTGGAACACAAACAGGTGCTGCAATGTATTCAACACCAACAGTCGCGCCAGGTTGGTCAAATACTCTAGCGAACAACAGTAAATCAAAATCAGTAATCAACATTTTTGATTACGCAACGACCACGGGATTTGTTACTGCAACTGGAAACACATCTTATTATGACGGGAACAACGTTATTAGAACTTCAGCATCAATTTTCACAAGTGACGTTGCAGGACCCGTTGAACGATTTACCGTAAGTTCGGGTGCAGGTGGCAACATAAATGGTTCCGTTAGCCTCTATGGAGAAAAATAAAATGACAAAATTAATAATAACAAATCACAACGTCGAAACAAATGAAATTGTCAAACGCGAAATGAATGAAACAGAATTGGCACAACATCAAATGGACATTGATAAATTCAAAGCCAATCAAGCGGAACAATTAGCAAAAGAATCGGCGCGTCAAGCAATTTTGACACGCTTGGGTTTATCGGCTGAGGAAGCCGCGTTGTTGTTGTCATGACATACCCACAAGGCACAAGCGCACGGTTGATCGAAGTCGCCGCGGCTGAAGTCGGCACCGTTGAACAAGGCGAGAATTTGACCAAATACGGCAAATTTATGAAAGCCGACGGTTTGCCGTGGTGTGGTTCATTTGTCAATTGGTGCGCTGACCAGGCGGGCGTCAAACTGCCGTCAATGGTTTCAACCGCCGCTGGCGCTCATAGGCTCAAAGAGGTCAACCGTTGGTCAAACATGCCACAACGGGGTTCATTGGCGTTCATGGATTTTCCACACGACGGTGTTGACAGAATTAGCCACATTGGAATTGTTGTGGGACTTATCGATACAAAGACATGTTTGACAATCGAAGGCAACACAAGTGGCACAGGCGATCAACGCAACGGTGGCATGGTCATGGTCAAGGTGAGAAGTTATGGCGCAGGAAAAGAAATTTGTTG